ATTTTAATAGGTGCTGACGAGACGCCTATGCTAAGCCTTATTGGCACTTCAAGCGTAAAAGGCATAGAGCACTCTTGGCTAACTGACAGCTTAGCTGCCCCAAAGAAAAACGCACAACTTGAAATATCTGACTTTGACGATCAGATTAAATCAAGCGTGCAAAAGACTTCAAATGCGGTGCAAATCTTCACTTCAAACGTTAGCGTTTCAAGAAGTATGCAAGCAGTGGCTACTTATGGCGGTAAAGAGCTAGAAAGAGAGACAGCTAAAAGAGCAAAAGAGCATAAGCTAGATATGGAATATGCTATCTTTGGTCTTGGTCGTGACGCTGATGTTAAAAAGAGCGTGTTTAAAGCACCGACTGTTAGAACGGATGCAACAGCTGGCGAAATGGCAGGCTTATTTTACTTCTTGGCTAAGGGTGCGGCTGCATTTGCAAGTGGTAAGCGTGGCAATGTTGTAGCATTTGATAGCTCAGGCGATTGGAAAGGCACTCCAGCAGCACTAACTGAAACCGTGCTATCACAGCTACTTCAAAACATTTGGGATGCAGGCACAACTCCAAAAGATGTATTCATTGGCGCTGATCTAAAGCCAGCTATTAACAAAATAGCAACTCGTCAATTTGGCAACGAGAAAAATATCAACTCTAGCGTTGTTAGCCTTGACACTGATTTTGGCAGGGTAAATTTTAGACTTCACCGCTTCTTAAGCCCTAAATACGGATTAGGCGATTGTATCATTGCAGGCGACTTTGACTACATGAAAAATGGACTACTTGTACCAACCGAGCTAAAAGACGTGACTACTTCAAAAACAGCTATCCAAAAGAGATACTACACAGAAAGTTGTATCGAAGTAAGAAACGCAGACGCATTTGCAATAGGCGTTGGCTTAAAGGCTTAGTAATGCTTTGCACTGAAGCCAAAAAACATTTGAGCTTTAAAACGACAGCAGGGGTTAAGCTCCCTGCTGATGATATGCTTGGCTCACTATTCTTGGAGGCTATGCTTTTTTGCTGCGATAAGTGCGTACCTAGCGTCCTTATTAGGCGAGTGGGTAGTGAAGAGACACCATATAGAAATTTAAAAGAAGATACTTTTATTTGCGTGCCAGATATACCAAATTTTAGCAATCCAAAAGAGCACCTACAAATAGATGAAGCTTTGAGCTATGCAGTGATCAACTATGTAGCTTTTTTAATAAATAAAGACACTTACTATCGTGCACTAGCACTTGAAGCGATAGCTGACTACAACGCAAATGAAATGAGCGACTATGACCGAATATGATCTCCATAAGGTTTTAAAAAACGCAAGGGATTTAAGCAAGATAGACCTTTTGCGTTTTTTTAAAGAATTCGCAGAAAAAATAAAAAAGATAAAAGACACAGCAAAGGCTAAAAAATGGTAACAATAGAAGAATTGAAGCTTGGGAATAAAACATTAGAAGCACTTAAATTTTTGCTTTTGCAGATCAATGAGCTTGATGTGATCCTCAATGAACTTAATTTTGAAGAGCTAAGAGAGGCTAATAACCAAGCCAAAACGCAGATAGAAGTATTAAATAACATAAAAACATTAGTGCTAAACACCGAAAAATCAATAGAGCAGGTAAAAGTTTCAATCGATAGTAGAAGCGAGGAAATAAATACTACCAAACGAGAAATAGAAGATGCAAAAACAAACATTATAAAAGCCAAAGATGATACCACTCTAATATATAAAAATATTTCAAGTAAAAGCGAAAGAATAGAGCAAAAATATAATGAGATTGGTGAGATAAAAAAAGGGGTCGATAGGAAGTTTGATGATATAAAAACCATAGAAGAACAAAGCCGAGATATGGCTAACGAAATAACTAATAATAAAAATATTATACTGAAAAAAATAGATGAAAATATAAATACTTTAAATAATACTATTTCTAATATCAATATTTTAAAAAATGAGACTTTACAAGAGATAGCTACAACAAAAGCTGGTATAGATACAAAAGCCAATGAAGCCCTTAATACAGCTACATCATCTCTAAATGAGATTAAGACTATCCTTAATGACTTTAAAGGCAAACAAACGGAGTTAAATGCTCTTAAGGCAAGCCTAGAGCTCCTAAAGAGTAGCTTAGAGAACCTAAACAAATCAGGACTTATCAACGACACCCAAGCAGGCATAGCTCAAACTTACTCTAGCAATAAAATAAACAACTTATTGCAAGGGGTGCTAAGAGAGAGTGACGCAGCTGAGAGTAATGCTAATGGTAAGCTTGTAAAAAGAAACGCTCAAGGCAATATCTATGCTACTAACGTTTATCTTAATGCAACAACAAAAGCTGAAGTGAGCGATATAAAGAGCTCTTTAGCTACTGATAAGTGGAGATTTATAGTAAGAGATACTGGAGAGGGTCTGCTTAGGTCTATGTCTATTAAGGACTTTATAAGCTCCCAAGAGGTTGATGCTTATACTAAAGAGCAAGCAGACCGTTACTTTATCAAAAAAGGCGATGTATCAAATGGAAATGAAGCAAATAAGGTTGTTGTGAGAGGGCAAAATGGTTTTATATCTGTTGGAATGATAGCCTCATACACCTCCATAACGTCTCCTGCGTATGATATATTCCTTGAAAAAAATAACTATGACTATACTTTTGGTGTGTTTTTCGATAATTCACTATATAAAGTTAGAGCTCGTGACATTAAAGGATATTTAGATAATTATTATGCTGATAAGAAAATCACAGAGAAAGGCTTAAATGATATTAGAGCAAACATACCCCCTAGGAACAAACCAAATGGCTATGCAGGACTAGATGCTAAGGGAAAAATAACTCTTGACCTCTTGCCCTATACTGAGAATATTGTGGAGCTTTCTAATGAGATGAGTATTGACCCTCGGAAAGGTAAAAACTTCATAATAACCTTAGACAGCACACGTGGAGATTTTTCTTTTTGGCCAACTCAGTTTGGCGTAGGACAGGGTGGTGTTATAGTTGTTAAAGGGGCTAATAGAATAGAAAGCTGGAATAGCAATATAAAATGGAGAGAAGTGCCAACTGATTTAGGAGAAACTGAAGTCTTTTCTTACTTCATAGCTAGTGCAAGCGAAGTATATATGGGGAGGGCATAATGAGCTTTATGATAGGTTGTGGCGGTGGCTATACAGATGGTAAGCCTGCTTTGATGATCCCTAAATATTTTAATACTCAGGCTAGCATAGAGCTAAATCTTGCTAAAGGAGAGCAGCATACCTTAACAAAAGAGGTGCTTAAAGCAAAGGTTGGGAACACTTATGAGTATAGTGGTGTTAAAAGGCGTCGCCTATACATCTCTTTAAACTATCGCTTTTTCTCAGAGGGAAGTACATTATGGCTTTTAGAAAATGGAGATTTTAGTAAGTCCGTAATTCTAGGCTATATATGGAGGAGTGAAGATAAACTTCGCTTCTTGTATAAGGGAAGCTCTAAAGAACTATCTAGCTCTATCGCAAGTGATAGAATGCAATATCCCCTCAAAGGCTATAATGTTGGAGCATCTGTGCTTCTTTCTGTAAAAGGAATATCTGCTTATGCAGAAAAAGATATGCTAGAAGTTTCTTTTTCTGATGCCTTTCTTAATGAAACTAACTCTACTTTCTCTTTGGTATTTAAAAGAGGAGATAAGGGTGGAGATAATTACTTCAATACAAGAGGAAATGATCTATATGCTAAGGGAGAGTATAGCCCCTATGACAGGCTTACAGCCTCTAACTTTGCTATCCCTAAATCAAAGCGAAACGTAGAGTTTATTATAGGAGATTGGAGCGATACCTTAGCTAATAAGCCCTTTATTACAGGTATGAGTTACTCAGGTGGTTATGCAAACATAAAAGGGACGATAACACAAACACCTACTGAGTTTTCAGGAGGGAGTAATGCAAACTACAAGGCAAGTTTTTGGATTTATAAAAAAGATACTTACCTTGTAATGAGAGCTTCAGTACAAGCAACAGGGGGCAATAAAGAGTTTATAAACTTAACACTCTCTAGTGTTTCGCTTTCTTACTTTTAAAGGAGGGATAAATGGAACTATATAGTTTAAAGGATGACCTTGTAGCAGAGACCCCTTATATCCTAACAGATAAGGGTACGCTTTATACAAAGTTTTTAGATGATAAAGAGCTAAAAGAGCTAGGGTATCTAAAAGTATCCTACAAGGATTATCCAGCAAATGTAGATGAGTTTAAAAAGGTGGTGCAGTCTAGCGAAGTCAAAGGAGACACTTACGTAATATCTTATGAGATAGTAAGCAAGAACCTAGAGGAACTTACAGCACTTTTTAAAGAAAAGACACAAGAGCTCCTAGACGCTAAGGCAAGGGAGAAAGGATACGATGACATTCTCTCTGCTTGCTCTTATGCAGGCTATGACAATGATTTTAGAGCAGAAGGAGAAGCCTTTGGTATTTGGAGAGCTAGGGTGTGGAAGTATGGCTATGGCTTGTTAAATGCTATTGCTGAGGGTAAGCATAAGATGCCTAAGAGCTTTGATGAGATTTTAACAGAGATGCCAACATTTGAGGAGGTGCATAATGGCTGAGAAGTTACAAAGAATAGTAGTTAAGCCTTTTGGTAAGGATAACTTTGAGACTGCTAGCTTATTCAAGTATAAAGATATTGAGATAAGACCAGGTTACATCACTGATGGTGCAAGTATCCCTAGAATATTTTGGTGGATGTTTGAGCCTTATAGTCCTGAGTATCTAACAGCCTCTGTGCTACACGATTATCTCACAGATGACGCTTTAAGGCTATATATCAAGACAGGTAATAATAGTGATTTTAAAGTAGCTGATGATACCTTTAGGGAACTCTTGGAACTCTTAGGTGTATCTAAATGGAAGATACTGCTTTTCTATTACAGCGTAAGAGCCTATCACATAATCAAATATGGGAGAGATACAAGTGCTAAGTCCTAGTTTATATCTTAGTGGCTTTCTGCTGCTTACGACGCTCTTTCTTGGGTACAGGTATCAAAGCCTAGACAATGAGTTAAGTGTCACAAAGGAGAGGCTAAAGTCTAGTGATGAGATGAACCAAAAGCTAAAAGATGAGATAAACGAACAAGATAGGCTCATCTCTCTTAAACTTGACACTATTGAGAAGGTCAGCAGGCAAAAGCAGATAATAGAAATAAAAGCAAATAAAGTCAAAGAAAGGGTGCAAAATGAGGACAAAAAGGATATGTCTAATGCTCTTGACATCAGCGTTTCTTATGTGCTTGATGGGTTGCGAAAGCAAGCAGGTAGTGCTAAATAAGTATGACAAGATACCAAGCTACCTACTACAAGCCCCTATGATAGGGGATAGAAATGTAACAAACCAAAGCGAAGCAGGGGTGTTACTAATAGATGTTTATAGTGGTTATGAGAAGTGTATAGGACAGCTAGAGGACATAAAAAAGTATGAAGCAAAAAGAGATAAACAATAAAAATATAAGGGTGTGTAAATGGAACGAATAATAAAAAGAACTAAAGCCTTTTGGCTAAATAAGATGGTTGTAGTAGAAATAATATTATCCGTCCTAATAATGTATGTTTTTACCTATAAATTTTAAAAAAAGGGGCTAGGTAATGGATGATCTTATGGATAGGCTAGGCTTTTACTTTTGGGTGATAATAGTTGGCTTTGTAGGCGGTGTGCTAAGCATTGCAGGGGGTAACGCCAAGGTTGCAAGCGATGGGAAGGCTATCATAAATTTTTTCGTTGGCACTATTAGCTCGACTTTTATATGCTGGGTAGCTTACGAGACGGCATTTTATTTCACAGAAAAAGGGAGCTTTAGTCTTGCAGTTGGTGGTTTTTTTGCCTGGCGTGGCACAGCTTGGGTTAGTGCCGTGATCGACAAAGCAATAGACAAAAAGATAGACAACTTCAGTGATAACAACTACGACTATACGCCAAGACCGCCTCGTGACTACGATATAGGAGATGAAAAATGAACTACACGCAAGCTTTTACTCTTTTAATGAGCTTAGAATTTAGTCGCCCTGAAAAAGCCCTACATAAAAATCCAACAGAAAATGGGCTAACTTTTATGGGCATTTGTGAATCCGCTCACCCAAACTGGCAAGGCTGGGGGCAAGTTAGGGCAGCTATCAACGCATACGGCGATCTTAAAAAAGCTAGCGTAGCTCTATACAACGATGATGCGCTTGTAAATTTAGTGGCAAGTTTTTACAAGAAAACATACTGGGACGCTCTATGCCTAGATGATGCCAATAGCCAGCTAAAAGCAAATGAGCTTTTTTGCTTTGCGGTCAATGTCGGAGTAAAAAGTGCCGTGCGTGTGCTTCAAAATATGCTAGGGCTTACAATCGACGGCATAATGGGGGCAAATACACTAAAAGCGCTAAATGCTTATGATACGGTGGCATTTGATAGTGATTTTGATAGGGCAGAGATCGCCTATTATCGAAATTTAATAAGAAAAAACCCACGCCTTGGTGTATATGAGCGAGGCTGGGAGAATAGAGCGAGGAGTGTGTAATGGCTGAAAGAAATTTAGGCGACGAGATCGACGAAATAAAAACACAACTACAAACAATTACAAATAAGATCAGTAGCCTTGAAGATGAAGCTAAATCATTGCGAAGTTTTACAAACGATCTAAACAACACAATCAATGGCTTTTCATCAAGGATTAGACGAATAGAAACAAATGGATTAAAAAGTGCCGTAAGCGACTTGCGCGATGATCTTGATTTGCAAAGAATAAAAGTAACTAGACTGGAGAGAAAAGACAATGGATTTTAAAAACGCATATTTAGAAAGAACAAGAGAGCTATTAAAACTAAGCATCGGAGCGGACACACCATATCAAGAAACACTAAAATATCTTGATGATTGTTTTGAGAAATACGAGATACCAAATCAGCACAGAATAAATGTGCTTTCTCAAATGCTGCCACTAATCACAACACAATTTACCATTACGGCTATGCAAACTGGGCTTGAGCTAACACAACAAGACCTAAGCTTTGAGTTATCACTAAAAAACCTTGAAAAGCAAGCAGCCGCAATGGATGCAAACATTGAGGGCATAAAAGAGCAAACTAGAAACACAAAGCTAAAAAACGACGAGCTAGAGGCACAAGCGGCAGATAAACTAGAAAATTTAAAGGAGCAAAATAACCTTTTACGAGCTCAAATAGCAAAACTAGCAAAAGAGCAAGCGCTAGCAGAGAGCCAGCAGCGCGCAGTAGATAGGCAAGTAATCGACAATAGGATAATCAAATCAATGTCAGTGCTTGGAAACTTTATAGCAGAAAATCAAGCTGGCGGAATGATAGTGCCGTCTGATATGACAAAGTACTTATTTAATATGGTGCATGCTTTGATTAAAAACGATATTACGATCGATGAAAACAAAAACTTCACGATGACAAAGAAATGA